GTCGTTTAAATGCTCACAGCTAGTGACACGAATATATCGCATATTGCTTGGCGAAGAAGATCTACCGACTTCTGAACGTAGCGTATTTTTTAACAACACATCGTATACAGATAAAGTCTACAATAAAGCAATAGACGATATGATACGAGACAAAGATAGATAACATGCCAAATTTTACGGGTAAAAGCGGTGGAGGTCCACACGCGATGAAAATGTACGGTAAGGGTAAAAACCCTCTTAAATTTAATGCTGATTTAAAACAAGCTTCTGCAGATGGTAAACTAAGCGGTAAGTTTAAAGAGGCTGTTGATAATTCAGCAATGGATATGTATGGCAAGCCTCACAAGATGCACGGTAATAAGCCAATGAAGAAGTATGCTAGTGACGCTCAACGTAAAGCCGTTCATGCTGGCAAAGCAGATGGCGGAGCTGGTAATCCAAATAAAATGATGGGTATAGCGGGTATTAATGCAGTGAACAATGCAATAAAAACCGGTGTTGGTTTAAGAAACAATCCACGTACTAGCGGATCACGCAGAAGAGCAAGAAAAGGATAATGCCTTTTAATCCAAGAACTAACTCTCTTCCTGGTATAGCTAAAAAGACTATAACAACTAGCGAAGGCTTAAAGGTTGACCACGTCAAGCTTGAGCCTGGCGTTGTTGGAGAGGCTGTTGATGGATCAAGTATACTGATTAATAAAAATGTATCTAAAGATAGTGAGTTATATCGTAGAGCTATAGCGCACGAGTCTTTACACTCTAGGGAGATGGCTCGCGGACAAATATCTTACGGACCAGAATTTGTTAGAGACAACGGTACTGAATACCCGCGTAAAAACGGTAAGATTAAATACAACGGTAAATGGCACCACGAGGGCAGCCATGCTTTCCCTTGGGAAAAGCGAGCTGTAAAAGCAGAAAAAAATGGCAAAAAAAATTAAAGATACAGGCCTAGGTAAATGGCTTAAAAATAAAGCGCCAAACGTTCTTGACGTAGTAGGAGACTTTCTACCAGACTCAGGGGCATTAGGTGTAGTTAAAAACCTTATTGACAAAGATCCAGAAGTAGATACAGATGCAGGCATGGCAGCTGTAGATGCTGAGGTTGCTTTTCAAAATAACGTAAGCGAAAGATGGAAAGCTGATATGGGTAGCGATGTAAAGCTAGCTAAGATGATTAGGCCACTAACGCTTATATGTTTAATGGGTATGTTCATGCTAACAATGGTTTTTGATAGCGTAGATACATTGCCTTTCAATGTTAAAGATTCATATGTAGACTTACTACAGATACTTATGTTAACCGCGTTTGGTGCATACTTTGCTGGTAGATCTATAGAAAAAGTAAAAAAATAAAATGGGACAAAATTCAACAGGCGTAGCTTATAACTTTGGGCAAATGGGTAGCGCTTATTTGCTAGCAGATGATAACACTGTAACGTGCCCAGAAGGTATGGCAATAGTTGCTATAACGTTTGCAACAGACTCTCAAGTAAAAGTTTTAGTATCAAAAGACGCTAACTTATTTCCGAACACTGTTGGTGCGGCTCACGACAGAGGTCATCAAACTATTCAAGTTGATGGCGCAGTTTCTAGTGCAGCGGACATTCAATTTAACTCTGACGTAACTTGTGCTTCACTAGGTTTAGCTATTGGCGATGAAGTTTATTTAACGGCAACAGGTGCTCTACTAGGAACTATAACCGTTTTAAATGTAGGTAACACTAGAACTATAACTATTAGTGATACAACAAGTATCACAAACGATCACTTTGTTAGTATTCTTACACCAGGTAAAAATGACGCGGGTAATGAAGGTACTGGTGGTTTGGTCGTAACGGCTGGTGCTGCATTTTCAGCTGGAACAACTATCTACGGACGATGGGATTCTCTGCAACTTAATACTGACACTTCTGCTGCAATAGTTTATTTCGGATACTAATGGCTTTAGGCAACGCTAATACAACCGCTCAAGCCAGAGGCAAGAATAAAGCTGTAAAAATAAAAAGGCACAAAGAAGTTGTAACTGCAAAAAACTACACTCGAATATCTGCTTCTACTGGACAGCGTTCTTCGGCTTGTGCACTTGATACAAGAAGAGCATGTACCGAGCACTACTATCACAACGGTAGCGGATCGTTACCTGCGGTTGGAGATAAAGTATACTCTACAAAAAGAGCTAGTGATAGGCATATACTAGAAGCTGGTCACTATAAAACAACAAACCTTGTGTTATTTCAAAGTTTTGAAATAAGTAGAAACGGTGTAGTCACAGCTGTAACAGTGTGTAAATCATAAACAATTTAATTTAATATAATATAATTATGGGAAAGAAAAAAGAAAAGGTAGTGGACCTAAAGCCACAAAAGATTACTGACGAGCAGCTTAAAAAAGTTCAAGAAGTAATCAACGCTATTAATCGAGGTCAACTCGAGCTCGGTGGTTTAGAAACTCGCAAGCATATGATACTGCATCAAATTAGCTCTATTCAAGATCAATTAAGTGCTATGCAAAACGAGTTTAAAGAGCAATATGGCACTATTGATATTAACGTACAAGACGGTACTATAAACCATAGTGATGAGCCATCTGATTCGTAAGATCACAATAGGTAAAGACTACAAGAATGACTCTATGCACTATGCCGTTGGGCAAGAGGTGTATGGCGGTCATACTATTTGTGATATATTAGAAGAAGAGGATAAGTACTCTATATACATCCGCAAAGAAAAAGCAGTCATACCTTGGAAAGATTTCAACAAGAACATGGCTATATCAGTTGAGTATAACTTAGAATACTAATGCAGTCGGTTTACAACTATGTTGTAGAACCATTAGGAGAAAGGTATAACAACACAAAGAAGGTCGGAGACAAAGAGTTAATATTAAACACTGAGGTGTTTAATCACCAGCACGTAAACAGAGAAGCTAGAGTTTTATCTGTACCTAAAGTTGGTGATTCAGAGGTTCAACCTGGAGATATAGTAATACTACATCATAACGTCTTTAGAAGATGGCACGATGTAAAGGGTAAAGAAAGAAATAGCAGGTCCTTTCTTGAAGAAGGTAAGTACCTGGTAACGCAAGACCAAATATACCTATACAAAAGAAATGGTGATTGGGTTTGTCCTAGGGGTTATTGCTTCGTGCAACCTATTAAAGACAAAAGCCAGTTAAGCGTTGAAACTGAAAAACCACTAGTTGGTATTGTGAGATACTCCGATGGAGCTGTAAACGTAGATGATCTGGTTGGGTTTGACCCAGTTAGTAAGTTTGAGTTTGTAGTAGACGGTAAAAGGATGTATAGGGCGCTATCTAAATTTATTACAATTAAATATGAATATCAAGGAGACGAAGAAGAATATAATCCAAGCTGGGCATAGAGCGGTTGAGGAATTAATCAAGGTAGCTAAAGAAGCTATTGTTGATTCAGATGATGATATATCAGCTGATAGACTCAAGAATGCCGCTGCCACAAAAAAGCTTGCGATCTTCGACGCCTTCGAGATATTAAACAGAATCCAAGAAGAAGAAAATCTTTTAGAAGGTAAAGCACCTGAAGAAAAGAAAGAAAAAGTATTCAAGGGCTTTGCTGAAGGAAGATCTAAGTAATGTACGAACAGACATTATTAAAAATAATAGAGCCTATAAAGAAAACCACTCTTACAAGATTAAACAGAGGTAAGAAATGGAAGTACGGTTATGACAAGGACCACGATCTAGTGGTTCTTTCGCATAACGGAGTTATAGGTGAGATATACGATATACAAGGTTTTAAAATAGCTTTACCTAAAGCTCCGAATAACTTTAAGTCTAAGACGGATAAGTGGAGTAAGGAAGAGCCGCCTAAGGAGTTAGCCCGCATAAAGACTATATTCGACTGGAGAAACTATCCGGAAGAACAGAAAGCAAAGTGGCATGACTACATAGACGAGGAGTTTAGACGTAGAGAAGAAGGTCATTGGTTTATGAACAAAGGTAAGCCTACATACTTGACTGGTAGTCACTACATGTATTTACAATGGAGCAAAATTGACGTTGGTGCACCAGACTTCAGAGAAGCCAATAGACTGTTCTTTATATTTTGGGAAGCCTGTAAAGCTGATAAAAGATGCTATGGAATGTGCTACCTTAAGAATCGTCGTTCGGGATTTTCTTTTATGAGTTCTGCCGAAACAGTTAACTTAGCCACTATATCGAGTGATAGTAGATATGGGATCTTGTCTAAGTCTGGTGCCGATGCGAAGAAAATGTTTACAGA